GCTGCAAATCTCGACCTCGCTTTACAAGGTCGTGCAGGTCAATTCCTCATCGAGCGTCGATCTTTTCCCGGCGCTCCGCAAAAGCTACGCCGGCGGCACGGCCATCACCTACGCCAACGCGAAAGGCGTCTTCCGCCTCGCATCGCCGAGCACCGAGTGGTCAATCGGCGAAGCGAGCATTTACGGCGTGGGCTTCGCGATCATTGAGGACGTCGAATCATGAGCATAACCACCGCAGGCCGGTCGCTCTCGGCCAACATGGTTACGGAGGTCAGCGCCTCGCAGCTCTCGCCGATCTTGCTCGCGTCGTTCTCGTTCTCAACGCCGCTCCGGCTTTGGAGCGGTTACGGCACAATCACGGTCGGCGCAGTGACTTATCAGGGCATCGGCACGCTCGGGACAATCTCGCCGGTCGAAGAAACAACCGACCTCGCGGCGCGGGGAATCAACTTTCAGCTCTCGGGAATTCCGAGCGCATACGTCGCAATTGCGCTCACCGAGAACTACCAAGGGAAAGAGTGCAGCGTCCTTTTCGGCGCACTCGACGCGACCGGCGCAATCGTCTCCTCGCCCGTCACGATCTTCGCCGGGCGCATGGACGTGATGTCGGTCAACGACGACGGCCAAGAAGCGTCAATTATCATGAGCGCGGAGAACAAGCTCGTGGATTTTCGCCGGCCGCGTGAGGTGCGTTACACGCACGAGGAGCAGCAAAATCTTTTTTCGACCGATCTCGGCTTGGAATTCGTGAACGCCATTCAGGAAAAGCAAATTTACTGGGGCAACGCGAAGCTCGCGGCACCGATTCGGGACGGCGGCGACGAGAGCGAGTCAACGTCCTACATGTGACCATGCCAGCACGCCGCGACAACTGGCCGGACCTGCTCGCGCAATTTATCGAGGCGCGACGCCATCAACCGTTCGAGTGGGGCTCGAACGACTGCTGCATTTTCGCGGCGGATTGGGTCGAGGTCTGCACCGGTCAAGATTACGCGAAGACGTGGCGATATTTCTACTCGTCGGCACTTGGAGCGGTGCGCGTGCTGGACGAGGCCGGCGGCGTCGAGGCTCTGGTGGACGCGCTAGGGCTGCACCGCGTCGCGCCGCAGAAGGCCGGGCGTGGCGACATCGTAGCTCAGCAGGCCGGGCGCGGCGTGACGCTCGGGATTTGCCTCGGCGTGACGACGGCTTTCGTCGCGGAGGACGGGCTTGTTTTTGGGCCGCTTTCTAGCGTCGAAACCGCTTGGAAAATTTAACATGCCACAAGCCATCGCAATCGCCATTCTCTCAAACGTCTCGTTTGCCACGGTCTCTGGTGCAATCCAAGCGGTCAAATTTTTGGCCGCAGTGATAAAGTTCGCCGCCGTCACCGCCGCGTCAATGGCCGCGACGAAACTGCTTTCTCCGAAGATGCCGAGCTTCGCCGACTCGTCGCTTTCGGACCGCTCGCAGTTGGTCCGCAATCCAATCTCGGCGCGGACGATTGTTTACGGCAAAAGCCGCGTCAGCGGCACCATCGTTTACCTCAGCACGACGGGAACCAAAAACGAATACCTGCACATCGTCCTGACGCTCGCCGGCCACGAGGTCGAAGCCATTGACGAGGTTTATTTCAACGACGAGCTGGTGCCGCTGACCGGCAACACGCCGACGGGATTCTACGCAGGAGTTGCCCGGGTGAACAAAAAGCGCGGCGTTCCCGGAGACACGGCCGACGCGGATTTGATCGCGGACACGGCAAGCCTGACCGATGGCAAATGGACGTCGGACCACAAGCTCTCTGGCATCGCCTACCTTTACGTTCGCCTGACGTGGGACGCCGAGAAATTCCCGAGCGGTATTCCGAACATCAGCGCCGTCATTCGCGGCAAGAAGGTGCTCGATCCGCGCACGGCGACAACCGCCTATTCCGCCAACGCCGCGCTCTGCCTTCGCGACTACCTGACTGATACGGCGCTGGGCATGGGTATGACCGCCGCCGAGGTTGACGATACCGCGTTCGGCGTCGCTGCCACAATCTGCGAGGAACAGGTTCAAATCCTTCCGCTCTCGCCGACTGTTTACGAAAACCGCTACGAGGCCAACGGCGTGATTGTGACGAGCGCATCGCCTGACGAAAACATCGGCAAGCTGCTCTCGGCAATGGGCGGGCTGATCGCTTACACGGGCGGCAGAATCGTGCCTTACGCGTCTGCCTACCGCATACCAACGGTGACCCTGACCGAGAAGCATTTTGTGGGACCGCTCAACGTGCAGACGCGGACGAGTGCGCGGGACCGAGTGAACTCGGTCAAAGGCGTTTACGTGAGCGAGACGAACAACTGGCAGGTCACCGACTTCCCGACGATCAGCTCGGCCACCTACGTCACCGCCGACAACAACAACGTGTTTTTTCGGGACGTTGTTCTCCCGTTCACGACTTCGCCTAGTTGCGCTCAACGGCTCGCCGTGCTGGAGCTGCGCCGCGCTCGGGAGGAAATCACGTTCTCGGCACGCTTCCGCCTCGAAGCGATGCAGGTCCGTGCCGGCGACACGGTCATGATTACCAACGAAAAGCTCGGCTGGTCGTCGAAGGTTTTCGAAGTGATGGAGTGGAACTTTGCGAGCGACGGCACGCCGCCGCAGGTGTTCATCGACATGACGCTGCGGGAGACCGCTTCGTCGGTTTACTCGTGGGACGTCGGCGATCAAATCGCCGTGCCGGACTCGCCGAACACCACGTTGCCCGACCCGTTCACGCTTGGCGCACCGACGAACCTTTCGCTCACGGCAGACGGCACGACTCAACTCGTGCAGGCCGATGGCACGATCTTGCCGCGGATCCGCGTCGGATGGACGCCACCGGCTGCGGAGTTCATCCAGTCGGGCGGCTCGGTCGTCATCGAATACAAGCCAAGCGCGAGCACGACATACCTCACATGGAACACGGTCGAGGGCGCGCAGACCGAGGACTTCATTTCGTCCGACATTACGATCGGCACGAACTACAACGTGCGGATTTACGGCGAGAGCTTCTTTGGGATCTCCACAAGCTATCTCAGCGGGTCGATTACCGTCGCGCAGGACACGACGCCGCCTGCAACGCCAACCGGATTGACCGCAATCGCAGGCACCGGCCAAATCATTTCGCTGGATTGGAACGACAACACCGACGCGGACCTCGGCGAGTATGGCGTTTATCGCAACACGTCCAACGACCCCGGCGCGGCAACCGAGATCGCGCAGACGCGAGCGAGCCGATTCGTGGACGTGAGTCTGACGCTGAATCAAGAATACTTTTATTGGATCACAGCTTACGACCGGGTGGAGAATCAGAGCGCGAAGAGCGCCACGGCGAGCGCCACCGCGGTCGCAGTCGTCGCCGGGCAGACCGACCCAACACCTCCCGGCACTCCGTCCGCGCCGACGATTGCCTCAACAGCGACCTACCTTTCCAGCGACGGCACGACGCTTTCTCAGATCGTCGTCAACGTGCCGGCGTTCACGACGCGCACGGCGGTTATGAACGTGCTTTATCGCAAGACCGGACAACCCGGTTTCATTGTCGCCGATCAACGCAGCACGACGGGCGGCACGGCTTCGATTGACGACCTCACGCCGAACGTAAGCTACGAGATCGCGGTTCAGGCGTTTTCCGCGTTCGGAGTCGGCAGCACAATATCGGCGACGGTGACGCAAATTGCTACGAGCAACACCACCGCGCCGGCTGCGCCGATTGCGCTTTCGCCGGCGTTGTCTCCAAACGTGGAGCCGCGCAAAGTTGGAGCAGTCTTTGCGTTCGGTTCGCTTGCCGAGTGGCAGGAAAACACGGAGCAAGATTTTGCTTACTACGAGGTCAAGGCGACGCTTACGAACTCCGACGCGGCGGTGGATTACAGTTGGGGATACGCTGAAATTTTCGAAGCGCGGTTCACCTTTTACAACGCAACTCTGCAAGCCGGCCACGTTCGCGTGCGCTCAGTCAATCGCAGCGGAGTCGCGAGCGCATGGACTTATTTCGGCAACGCAAACGGCTTCGCATCGCTGGGTCTTGTTTTCGGGACTGCCGCCGAATCCGTCGCTGAAGGCAACGACACCCGCATCACCGGCGCAGCCCAGAAAGCGTCCAACCTCTCGGACGTTGCCAGCCCGTCCACCGCTCGGGCAAATCTCGGGATCAATCGTTTCTCGCACGTCGAGACCTTCACATCCGTCGGAGCAGCGAGCACGACTTTCACGTTCACGCACTCCCTCGGCACGGTGCAGGACTACGTGCTGGCGTCGTGCGTTGACCCGGCGAACAACCTTTTGATCGCGCACGATTACGCCAACGCGGGCAACACTACCAACGCGACCGTCTTCAAGGTCGAGACCGTTGACGGCTCCAACATCAGCGACGGCGGGCGACGCTTCACGATCCACTTTGTGCAGTGATTCCGCGCTGAGTCTGTTTTTTGTTCAGACGTAAGTCGTTGCCTATCAACGCGCACGGATTGCGTGCGATACTTCGCGCACATTTGTTTTTACATCGTTGGGCGAGTGTGTATGGTTTTCGCATCGGAGGCAATCAAGCCCGAGATCAAAAACAAAAACATGAAAAGCAAAACGACCCAGATCAAAAGCCTCGAAGCCTTGAAAGCCGCTGCACCAGAAGGAACACGATTCATTCACACCGCGAGCGTCATGGACGACTCTGGAACGGGCCAATTCTGCGGATTCTACGCCACGCCGGAGCAAGAGCGCGAATACAACGACGGAATGGCTCGGATGGCGGAGTGGGGTTGAGCAAACCCGCCACCGCAAACCACCCCGCTACCTCTTCGGAGGCGCGGGGTTTTCCGGTGCCAGCCGAAGCGATTTAACGCCGAAGCGCGCAATCAACCAAATGAAAATCAGCATCGACAGCGTTCAATCAGTCAGCATCCGCAACGAATATCTCGCAGCTCATTGCAATCACGCCGAGTTCTTCGGAACGTTCCGCCACCCAGAGCACTCTGAAAATCAGGACTGGTGCATCAGCCTTTACAGCGTCTGCGACGAACTGGTGTTTGCCACCAACGGCGATGCAGTCTGGGAGGTCTCAAACTGCAACGACTTTGCGGCGCTCGTCTCAGAATACGGAATCAACATCGAGGAGGCGCTCGCAGAATGAGCCCGACCACCGCACTCACCCAAGCCCTGATCCTCGCGATCACCGCACCCGATCAAGCACGCGCCGACCGCGCAATCGCTCTCGCCGAATCTATCGGCGCGGGCTGCACGGCGAAGCAGATTGTCACCGCGAAACGCAACGCAGCCAAACTCGCACGCACATGAGCACTAAATTTATTGCCAGAGACAGCGAAGACATCGGAGACGCGATCACGCGCAGCCATATTCACGAAGAGATCGTGACAGTCACTTTAGCCGACGGCGTGAAGATTGAGACCGCTTTGTGGTGGGTCTCTATGCGCAGCGAGAGCCATCTGAGCACTCCTATTGACCGCAACGAGGCGGGAGCACGTCGCGAGGACGTTTGGGGTGACGACGGTCAAGGCGGCGAATTCCGTCTCTTCCTTGTGGAGGCCAGCGCATGAAACTCGCCGCCCTCCTCCTCGCGCTTGCGGCCACCGCGCACGCGGCGCCACCTGATAGCTTCTTCCGCGCTCTGCACATAGTCGAGACCTCAGGCCGCACCGGGCCGATCCTCGGCGACGGCGGGAAGGCGCTGGGACCGCTCCAGATTCACAAAAGCTACCACACGGACAGCCGCGTTGCCGGCGACTACAGCCGCGTGGCGGATCTTGAATACTCGAAGCGCGTCGCAACCGCTTACCTCAAGCGTCACGCGCCCGAGGCATGGGCCAAGGGCGACGTCGAGGTGCTGGCGCGCGTGCACAACGGCGGTCCGAGAGGCCATCTCAAGCAGGCGACCAAGGGCTACGGCGCGCGCGTCAAGGCACTCACAAAATGAACCCACCCGATCAACCATGCCAAGCCACGCCCGCTGGCGATCTACGCCAGCAAATACTGGATAGCCGCGTGCCAAAAAACGAACGCGAGTGGTGGGCATCGCGGACAATTGAGAAGCTCGAACGCGAACTCACCGAAACCGAACGCCTTCGATTTGGTGCCGATGCGGACCGCCGCCGCCTCCGCGCCGAGGTGGAGCGGTGGAAAACCGTTGCCACGCAGATGACCGCCGAGCGCGAGCACAACGCCAACGAAGCGTCACGCCTCCGCGCCGAGGTGGAGCGGTTGACGGCCAAAATCGGAAACCAAGCGGATAGGATACGCTATCTTGAAGGCGCGACCAACCACGCCACTGGCACGCCGCTATCGCAAGCCATCGCTCGCGCCGAGAAAGCCGAGGCCGAACTCGCCGACTGGTCCGTGCTCAACCTCTGGGGCGGCACGCCCGAAATC